CCTGACGAGCCTTCTTGGGCAGATAGCGTTCACCTGTAGCTTTCTTACCCTGTGTGCTAGGCTTGCCAGACTTAGTACCCCACTCTTCCTTAGTCCACTTCTTCAGGCTTTTCTGTGACTTCTTTAGCGGCATTACCTGTACCCTCCACCCTTAGCTTTGTACTCCTTAGCGAGCATCTGTGCCTTCCTAGCAGACCACTGTCCTGCCTTACCACCCTTAGTACCTGCTTTAATCTTATTAAACAAGTTCTTACGCATGGTAGGCTTAGTGTAGTTACCCGCCTTATTTACTGTGGATTTCTTTTTAACAGGCATAATTACTTGCCTTTTTTCATTGGCTTCTTTTTAGGTTTAACTGCTGTCTTCTTCTTAGGTGGTCTTCCGACTTTACTACCGTATGTACCTTTACCGTATGGCATGACTATCTCCTCTTTACCATTTTGATTTATTTGCCCAGTAAGCCGCAGACATTTTACCTTTGGCTATATTCTTGGCGTGTCTTGCTTTAAAAGATTTACGTCTTGCTTTCTCAGATGCAGTCTTAGGATTCTTACCTGCACCTGAAACTCCCTGTTGACCATAGCGTATAGTCTTAACCTTGTCACCTTCCTTAGCTACTACTACGTGAGACTTAGTAGGGTGCTTTGGTGTACGCTTTGGCTTGTTGTAGCCAGAGACTCCTGCTCTAGCTAGTCTTGGGTCTGGTTTTTTTGCGGGCATTAGGCTTCTCCTTGCGGGATTCCTTGAGGTCTCGGACCTCTGCTTCCAATTCCTTCAATCTCTGGTCTTGGCGTTGGAATGCTTCGTTGACTTGGTTGATTACTTCGTTGAACTTGTGCTGTGTCAGCATTAGGTTTTCCTTGTTCTTTGACAGCTACTTCACGTTCTTTTAGTAACTGCTCTGATATTTTAAGACGCTTCTGGAACTCTTTGTCATCCGCATCTCCCTCTTTGATATTGGTCGTAATTGCTTTGATACGGTCAATCTCAAGTTCCTGTGGTACAGCCTGAGCCTCTGCCGCAAGTTTCTGTGCGCGAGCCTGTGACTCTGTAGCCTGACCTTGTAATGCCGCAGTCTGTGACTGTTGAAATGCCATCTGTGCTTGTTGCATAGCTTGTTGTGCTTGCTGTGCTTGTGGGTTAGGCTGATTAGCTTGTTGTAAAGACATGATAAGTTCTTCACGGTTGGACAAGTTCATGTTGTCTACAATGGACATAATCAATTGTGAGTACATTGGATTGTCTTGTTGCATGGTCTGTAGTAACTGTACTAGTTGAGTAACTTCATACTCACGAGCAATGATACCTAGACTGCTAGATGTGTGGAACTTATAGTCCGCAACAGGATAACGCTCAGGGTTAAACTGCATATAGCGATGTGCGGCTTTAGTTATGAAGGGAATAAGGAATGATTCTTGGAAGTTAATCAATGTACGTTTATGACGTTTAATAATAGCACCGAGGCTCATAGAGATACCTGCGGCAGTTGACTCACCATTAATAGAACCAGAGATACCCGCTGAATCAATAGCACCTGTAGCTGTCTGTACCATCTTCTGTAACTCAGCGGCTTGTGCAAACGTAACCTGACTAACATTACCAAAGTTAAGAGGCTGTAGGACTTCAGCAGGGTTGCCGTTGGTCAAGATAGTCTTACCCGCACGTACCTCAGCACGAGAACCTCTAGGCATACGTGTAGCATCAATAGCCATCATAGGGTGTATAGTCAATGCAAGAGCATCGATTCTGGCTCGTATTTCAGCGTCTAACGCCTTTTGTGAGTTATACCCTTTCTCACATACCCCTCTGCCCCAGAAACGGCTAGGAACGACATCCCACGGGAATGCAACGATTGGTCTGTCACCCATCATGTATGGATTAGCTTCTGCTTTAAGTAACGTACCGTCATTAGCAATAACAACAATAGCTTCTACGTAGTATGTATCTTCATCTTCATCAGGAGCGACTAGTTCTTCTACTTCTTCTGCTTCTTCTTCTTCTTGTGCCGCCTTTAATAGATGACGAGGTACTAAACCGTAGTACTTAGTTAAGCGCACTTTATCGTCTTCAAACACTGACAAATCTTTATCTGGTTCAATGTCAAAGTCTGGTGCGGCAGAACCTACATATACGTTACGATATACACCTTGTTCCTGTAACTGGTCTACTAGGTGTGTAGGTACGAACTCATCTACAGCACAACCTAATGCTTCCTCAATGGAGGTAGCTAGTGGGTCTATTAAGAAGTTCTGTGGCATTACTGGTCGTAGCTTTACGCAGGTCTTATCTACGATGTTGACACCAACTGCTTGTAAATCCCCACCCATTACAGGTTGTGTTGCAGGTTGAAACTCTTTCTCTTCCTCTAGGACTACCTCAGCAATCCCTGTACCAAATACAGCGGCATTGATAAGGCACTCAGCTACGCTCTTACGTATCTTATTCTTTTTAAAGTCTTTGTATAGGACTTCACGTAACATGGCTATATCACGCTTCTCTTGGTCCGCTACGTCATCCTCAATGTCAAACCACTTGCCACGACCAAAGGTAGCTTCCTCTAGTTCCGCAACGGATGACTCAACTGCTTGTTGTAAGGCAGGAGAGATAATCTTAGAGCGTTCTGTTTGTCTAGTCTTATCCTGTACCGCCCATTGTCCACGCCACAAGCGGTAGTACTCATCAAACTTCTCCGAGTAGTTAGACTCAAAGTGGTCACGCCAACTTGTACATTTATCAATGACCCATCCTTCTAGGTCTTGCTCAATCGTTAGTTCCTGCTTGTCCTCTAGTAACATATTAGTACCCTGCGTATGTGTCTAAAAATTCATAGTCTTCTTCTACATAATCTGATGTGTAGGCTATGTTAGCCAGTTGGTCTATGTAAGCCAACGAGTCAATCAAGTCATCATGTACAAGCTGATTAGGGAATTGGAATAACTCATCTAGGAACGTAGCATTCCATTCACCCTTGTTAAGTGTTATCTTACCGTGTTCAAACCTACCTTGTAAAGCCCAGACTACCCTATCGGTTTTCTTCTTGTTACCGTGTGTTAATTCTTCTATTCTAAAGAATCTATTGTTGGACTTCATTAGGTCTGAGATGTATGGGAATACAGCGTTCTTTAACGCCCCTTTCTCAATCCCGACAGCCACAGGTTGATAGTCCCGTACAGCTTCAAAGATTTTACGTGCAGTTTGTTCCACACCCCATCTACCATATATGATGTCAGCGACCCACCAACCTTCTTCACTTGCTTTAACAACTGAGATAGCCGTTTGGTCAAGTCGTTTAGTTTTAGTTGTAGCCTTTGCCACATCAGCGAAACCTGCCAAATCAACAGCAATATAGTACTGACCAATCTGGGGTTCTTCTTCAGAAAATTGAACGTACTCTTCTTTAAATAACTCACTGCCTTGTGCCTCAAAGGATGCCATGAACTCCTGACGGAAACTGAAGGAGGACATAGAGTTCTTAGCCGCTTCAATCTCTTCAGGGTCTAGTAGTGGATTATCATAACTTGTAAAGTGATAACCCGCGAACGTAGGGTCTTCACCGATACAAGCATACGTATATAAGTCATAGAAGTGATTACGTCCCATTGGCGTACCAATGAACAACGCATCACCCTTTTGGTCAGCTAGTGCAGGTCTAAGGATTTGCTCCCAGACCTCTGGTTTCATGTCTGCATACTCATCCATAACAAGGAACTTAAGACTGACACCACGCATGGTTTCTGGTCTATCCGCACCTTTGAGTGCTATGGTTGCACCGTTGACTAGCTTTATTTGTAAGTTATTAACGTGACTGGAAGCTATTACAGGATTACCTATCTCAAGTAACACCTGCCACATAATGTCCCTAGCCTGACCCTGAGTAGGTGCAACGTAAAAGACATGACCCTTCTCAGTTTGTAATGCCCTGATGATTAACATCCAAGCGGCTAGTCTGGACTTGCCTGTACGTCTACCTGCGGCTATGACCTTGAATCTAGTTGTGTCCTCAAAGACTTCTTGTTGCCACGGCAGTAGCGATACGTTAAGTTCTGTCATTAAGGATTAAAGTTATTTAGTTGTGCATTGTCAGGGTATATATCAAAGGTGATAATAACTGAGAAGGAACTATCAGACTGAGTCAATACCTTTAGCTTATCGCCTTCACGCATTACTATTTCAATTTGATTTAGATTTAATAAGTCACCTACAGTAAATGTTTTATCATCTACTAAGTATAAGTCATGGGAAGCATCATGTCCGTGTTCCCACCATAGGTCTGCTGTTTTATTGTTACCCGAATGGTTTGATATAAAGATATTAGTAATAAGAATCTTTTGATGGTCGGGTACTTCAAATACTGTAGTCTCTGTAGCCGCTGTGGGGGTGACACCTACACTAAACTTATTCATATTAGTAAGTCCACATTACAAAAGGGGTTGTATCGTCAGGACTGCGGATGTCAACATGGACAAAACTACGAGCAACTCCAATTCCCGTGAAACCCAGTTTGATAGCCTCCTCAACGATTTTAAAACGCTGTAAACCGTTGTTGACTTTAATGTCTGCGGCAATGCCCTGTGCATGAGTTCCTGTTCCTGGTTTTGCTTTCTTTGCTTCTACTGGGTGTGTTTTATCTCTATAGCCTGACGTTATTACAAAGGGAAAACCACAGGCTTCTCTGAGTTCATCTAACTTATCAATCAACTCAGAACTTATTTCATTCTTACCTGTGTACTGACAGGCAAACTCTTTACGATTAAAGTACTTAGCCATCTATGATTTCCCCATCGTCAATAGCTTCATTGTTTGACACCACCGTGGTTTCTGCTCCACCAACTCCAGTAATGTTTATCTGTATTGCAGACTTCCCTGCGCCCTTAACGACATCATTCTCAAATACCGCTGTAGGTAATATCCTATCCATGACTAACTTCCATGCCGCGGCTTGATTCTTATGGTCATCGTTAAGTGCCGCATCGAATATTGATTCTAATACTTTACGAGACTTAGGGGATGACAACATCCTACCTTTGTACTCGTTGATGATAGCGGCATCACCCTTCGGTCTACCCCTTGACAAACCAGTCTGACCTTTCTTTCTTGACACCATCTCTGACTTCGGTGGTCTGCCCCTCCTTTTTGGAGGATTTTCTTTAGTAGCCAATGGACTCTCCTTAAGTTATCTTAAGTATCCTTAGGACGCTTTAGTATTTAACTTTAAAGTATAATCATTAAAGTATAATAACTAAGACTACTTAAGTATACTTAAGGCTTTAAATTACTCTATATTATAAATATATTATACCATACTTTAGATTAAATGTCAAGGTATTTCTTTAGTTAATTTAGACCCGCGATTGGAGCATTAGTTCCGTACTTAAGTGACCTTTTTTATTATATTGGTCAGACATATCCCCGCCATTAGAATACATAAGTAAAACAAACACTTAGGGTATGACTTTTGGTTATGACCTTTTATCGAATATTGGCTTTTTTTGTATACAGGTGGTTACACCCTTGATTAACACAGGTCTGGGGGGGGGGCGGGGCGGGCCGGCGCGCCCGGCGCGCGCCGGCCCTC